TAAGTAACAGACATTGCTGAAACTCGTGAGACACAACTAACAAATGATCAGCAAAGCTGATGATAACAAAGGAGCAAACATGAGTGAAGATGTAGTATGGTGTAACTTGGTAAGAAACCAAAACAAAAATGCGGAGAACCAACCGGATTGGGTAGCACCGCCAAACCTAAAAGCACCAGAGGGTAAGAAGTGGACCATAGGTGTAAAGATAGGAGACGTTTGGCACAATCAAGCTGGATGGGATGATAAGGATGAGCAAGGCAATGTTGTTGGGATTACAATCAAAATGACACCACCTACTGCTAACGAAGATAAACCATCAGCAACTCCTAATAAGGGGTTTCAAAGTAAACCTAATTATGGTAATAAACAATCATACAAGTTTTAATTAACTTGTTTTTAGTCTTGGGGGAGTTTTTTCTTTCTAGTTCCCTTTCGGTAGTTTTCTTCCCCAAGACACCTCAACACATTTATGGATAAAAAAATTACAGATATAGATCAAGAAATAGAGAAAAAAATTATTGATGACCGGCAAAAAGATTATGGTAATTATCAAGAAAATTTTGTAATGTTAGCTGAGATGTTTACAATCATCTTGGCAGACAGTTTAAAAAAAAGAATAAAACCACACCAAGTAGGTCAGTTAATGATGGCATTAAAACTATATAGATCAACAAAAAATTTTAAAGCAGACAACTATTTAGACCTAAGTGTATATAATAAAATGACCAGAGAGATACACAAAAAAGAGGTTGCCAAAAAGGATAAAAATGGATAAGTATAAAAGAATTATTAATGGAGAGTGTTCATTTTCAATGACAGAGCTCTTTGATAATGTTGAGAAAGCTGCAGATGTGTCCAATAATGGAGAACCTGTAGAATGTAAAATTGATAATTTGAGGATTGATTTTACAACAGTAAAAAAGGATAAGGATGAACGAGATAAAAACTCGTCTGCAAAGGTACAGGGATCTTCAACAGAAGAAACACGAGAAGTACCTAGAAGCAAAGCAGAAGGTCAATAAGTATCAAAAAGATTCTTATAGATTGCTTTGGAAGATAGAGCAGACAAAAGAAGAATTAATGAGAACTTAACTCATTAATTTTATTATTAAAAAAAAACTGAAGGAAAACGTAGGGGATCTATGACCATAAATATAAGCAAACACTATAATCAACACATAAAAAATTTAGATCAAAATAATTTTTTGTTAAAAGTTAAGAAAGCATTTTACCTTCTTACGAACCAAGAAGAAAGATTATATGAGGTAGGGTTTTCGGAAGGATTTTTATGTGCAGTAAAAACTTTACAAACAGAACCAATTAGAGATAGCAATTTTAAAAAGGTAGTTGGTTATAGTCTTGCTAAACCTAAACCATCACAAGTGCAAAGTATTATTAATAAAGTTTGTATATATTTTGAGGTGCACAAAGAAACTTTGATGAGCAAAAGCAGATCATCAGATATTGTTAGAGCAAGAAATGTAATACACAATTTATTGTCTGAAAAATATGATATTACATTAGGAGATATTGGTAAATATTTTGGACAAGATCATACTACAGTTTTACATTCTATAGAAATGAAAAGAGACCAAAGAAGATACTGGTCTCCAGAACAATCTTTGTGGCAGGAGTTTGAAGAACTTATTTCTTAAAACCAGATTGCATATTCTTATATGCTTTCTTTGTAATTGTAGATTTCTTTTTAGTTCTTGATGTACCAGATTTCTTACGCTTGTTAATGTTGTAGTACAAACCTTTCTTAGCTGTCTTACCAGACTTAGTTTTGTGATAACCTTTTTTCATTATTTCTTACCTTTCTTCTTTGCTTTTGCTTTCATTATTTTTTTCTTCAAAGCTGAAGGTAAAGTTTTTTGCTTTGCTGTTAATTTACTTTTTCCTTTTGATTTATCATACATATTTATTTCTCCTTTTCATAAGTTGCATCTTCTGATCTTAATTGTAATTGTTTTACACAATAATTATCAAAACAACTACCATCTTTTCCTTCATGACAAAAGTATTTTTTTTCGGCTGTAATAATCCAGCCACCTTCATCACTCATAAGCTCTCTATTACAGGTTTCGCAGTAGCCACAGATTAAAGATTGTGTTTTATTTCTTACCCATGTTTTCTTTTTTATCTGCATTTCCACCTACGTCTTGCTTGGCGTAACCTAGAGTTAGGATTTCTTGCAGCTTTAGGAAACTTCTTCATCTGTCCGGCAGACCTTGCACAGTAGCTCTTTCTACGTTTAGCATCTTTAGATCC